TTTGGCTGTTGGTGATATGTATGTTTTTCCTTATGATTTAAGACATACTGTTTATCCTTTTAATAGCACTAATGAAAAGAGAAGAACACTTGCTGCCAATGCAGATACTATTCCTTTTGGTCTTGTGCCCAGTTTAAAATGATTTGATCTCCCATCTAGAATGGACTATATTTATTGCCAAAAACTGATATAATGATATATTATGGCATTACAAAAAGTACAGTTCTTACCAGGTTTTAATAAACAGATTACAGATACTCAAGCCGAAGGCCAATGGGTTAGTGGTGATAACGTAAGATTTAGATATGGTACACCTGAAAAAATAGGTGGTTGGCAGCAACTAGGTAATAATAAATTAACAGGTTCTGCTAGAGCTATGCACCATATTGTAAATAGAGGTGGTCAAAAATTTTCAATCATAGGTACTAATAGAATTTTATATGCTTACTCAGGAGGTGTATTTTATGACATACATCCTATTGAATCTACAACAACTCTTACCAGTGCCTTTACTACAACAAATGGATCTACGTCTGTAACTATAACTTTTGGATCTGGTCACAGTCTTGCACCTGGAGACATAGTCTTATTAGATAATTTTACAGCTATTACAAATTCTAATTATTCAGCATCAGATTTTGATGACAAAAAATTTATGGTAACAAGCACACCAACTAACTTAACGATTACAGTTACTATGCCTTCTGCAGAAACAGGATCAGGTGCTACAGCATCTGGTGGTATAAGAGTTCAAACATATTATGCAGTTGGACCAGCAGAACAGTTACCAGGTTTTGGTTGGGGTCTAGCTTCTTTTGGTGGTTCAGTGGCTAATGCACTTACAACAACTTTGAACGGAGGTATTGATGCGTCTACAACAACCATAGTTTTAACAAGTGCAGTTAACTTTCCATCAACAGGTACAAATCATGTCACAATAGACAATGAAGATATTTCTTATACCGGTGTATCTACAAACACGCTAACAGGCGTGACGCGAGGAGCGAGAGGCACAACAGCCGCATCACACTCTAACGGTGCAACAATTACAAATACCTCTGACTTCGTAGCATGGGGTGAAGCTGCATCAGGTGATCTAGTAATTGATCCAGGTCTTTGGTCTATTGATAATTTTGGAGATAAAATTATCTCATTAATACATAACGGCCCAGTTTTTGAATGGAATTCAAACGCAGCAAACGCAACAACAACAAGAGCTACAATTATTTCTGGTGCACCAACAGCATCAAGAGATATGATTGTATCTACACCGGATAGACACTTAGTATTCTTTGGAACAGAAACAACAATAGGAACACCAAGCACACAAGACGAAATGTTTATTAGATTTTCTGATCAAGAGAATATTAATTCATACACACCTACGGCAACTAACACGGCTGGTACTCAGAGACTTGCGGATGGTTCAAGAATTATGGGAGCTGTTAGAGGTCGTGATGCAATTTATGTTTGGACAGACACCGCTTTATTTACACAAAGATTTATTGGACCACCTTTTACATTTGGTTTTGCGCAAGTAGGAACTAACTGTGGTTTGATTGGTCAAAATGCTGCAGTAGAAGTAGATGGCGCTGCGTATTGGTTTTCAGAAAATGGTTTTTTTAGATATTCAGGTGCTCTACAATCTTTACCTTGTTTAGTAGAAGACTTTGTATTTGATGATTTAAATACAACAGCGAATCAACTTATTAATGCTGGACTAAATAATTTGTTTGGTGAAATTAATTGGTTCTATTGTTCTTCTGGTGCAACAGTAATTGATAGATGTGTAACTTTTAACTATGTTGAATCTACAGGTGAAAGACCTGTTTGGACTACAAGCACATTAGATAGAACAACTTGGCAAGACTCTGCTGTATTTGGTAAACCCCATGCTACAGATTACGATGCTGGCTCTAACAATTCCTATGATGTTGTTGGAAATACAGACGGATGCACAATTTATTACGAACACGAAACAGGCACAGATCAAGTTACAACTACAACTACAACAGCAATAACCTCTAACATTGAATCTGGAGACTTTGATATTGCTCAAGGTGGAGATGGTGAGTTTTTTGCAAAGATCAGAAGATTTATACCGGACTTTGTATCTCAAACAGGTAATACACAAATTACATTACAATTAAGAAATTATTCTAATGACTCACAAGCAAGTTCTGCTCTTGGACCTTTTACAATAAGTTCTTCAACAACTAAAGTTGACACACGAGCTAGGGCTAGAGCGGTATCTTTAAAAATAGCAAACACAGCCGTACAACAAAATTGGAAACTTGGTGGATTTAGGTTAGATATACAACCAGATGGAAGAAGATAATGGCAAAGATAGTACAGATATTAACAAGACCTAGTAGAGAATATAAACAAGATGTTGCTGATGCACAGGTTAGAGATCTTGATAGTATTATACAAAAATTAAACACAACATATCAACAAGAATTAAAGGATGAAGTTGACGCTCAAAACTTCTTTATAAATTAATGTCAAATAGTTTCGTAAACGCAAAGGTAGATCTAACAACAACAGACAATACAACGTTGTATACAACGCCTTCTGCTAATGTTTCTATGGTTAAATCTTTATTAATATCAAATGATTCTGGATCTGCTTGTAATATAACCGCTACATTAACAGATGCTTCTGGTAATGTGTTTAGCTTATTTAAAACAAAAGCAATAGATGCAAATACAACAACCGAGCTTTTAACTCATCCTCTTGTAGTAGAGGAAAGTGAGATAATAAAAGTACAAGCTAGTGACGCGAACGAGCTGCACGTCATAGCTTCTATATTACAAATACAGCCAAGAGAGGTAACAACATAATGACACTAACAATAAAACCTGAAAACATAATAGAAAAGATAAGTAACAAAAAAACTGGTGAAATATACGAAAACGAAGAGGCTTTAAAGGCAGCTAATGTAGCTCCAGAAGACATACAAAGAGACGTAACAGTCATAATGCCAAGCCTTGATTTATTTCCAAAAGTCAAGTAAGGTAAAGTTTTCAGGATATAAAGCCTGCCTTAACAATTTAGCTAAATTATGACAATATCAAGAGGACAGATGAATAGACAATTATACATGCGCGGCGGCATTATGAATGCTGTGCCTAGAGAACAATATGGTTTGGGAAGTGTTTTTAAAGGTGTCAAAAGAGCCGTTAAAGGCGCAACTAAAGCAGTTAAAAAAATTGCATCGTCGGATCTTGGTAAAGCTGCGTTAACTGCAGCTGCAATGTACTATGCTCCAGGTATTGGAATTAAAGCTCAGTTTGGTTCTGGTATAACAGGATTAAAAGCAGCAGGAATAGCAGGTAAATCTGCGATTGGAAATTTTTTCTTAGGAACACCTGGTGATATGGGCGGTAGAGTTGCTGGAACAAGTGCATTCAGTAAATTAGGTAAAACTTTAGGTTTAGGTGGTGGTAAAGGAATGGGTAGTGTAGGTAAATTAGCTACACTAGGATTAGTGTCTACTTTTTTAACAAAATCACTTGGTATGACAGAAGAACAAGCTGAAGAAGAACTAGCTAGAGATCCATCAACATATTTAGAACAATATTATAGAAATTTAAATCCACCAACTGCGGACACTAATTCAGAAGAGTATGAAGCACAGGTTAGAGAATTTGTTACAACAAACACATCTGAATATGCAGAAGGTGGTAGAATAGGTTTTGCTGATGGTCCAGTATTACCAGAAGATCCAACAAAACCTGTAAATCCTTTTGCACCAAAACCAACAGGACCAGTATTACCAGATAGAAGGATGGCATCTAATATGGAGAACGAAAAAATTTTAGAAGCTCTTTTTGAAAAATTTTTAGATATGGGTTTATCTCCTGAAAAAGCTGCAGAAGAAGCAAAAAAAGAATTTGAAAGAATGAGTATGATGCAAACAGAAGGAAGAGGTTTAGCTGCTCTAGGTGGTAGAATGAATTACGCGTTAGGCGACACTGCAAGCCAGAATGCTATGCAAGCAGCGAGCGTCGAGGGTCTACCTGTAAGACAAAACCCTAAAGGTGTACAAGAACTAGATTTAAGAGATAATGGTGGATTTATACCACCAGTTGGGATAAAAGAAAAAGAAGATGACATTCCAGCAATGTTATCCAATAACGAATTCGTATTTACAGCAGACGCTGT